CCCTAGTGGACAGTTTTGGACTCGTCACAAACTGTAGCCCAATCAGCATCGAATAACTCTAGTCCTTTGTCTGTAAGAATGTGATTGTACATGCCACCAAATACTTTAGGTGGTATCGTACATATGTTAGCACCATACTCGAATGCTCTACCCACATCTCTTACGTTGCGGATGGATGCAGCAAGTATCTCTGTGTATACATTCTGTCTTGTGTATACGTTAGCAATGTCCTTGATCAAACATAGACCACCGAATGAGTTGTCATCTACTCTACCCACGAATGGTGAGACATAGGTTGCACCTGCCTTAGCAGATAGTATTGCCTGTGATGGTGAGAAGATAAGAGTTACGTTTACCTTGATAGATGGTGTCAACTGTTTGCACACCCATAGACCCTCTGGTGTACAAGGTACTTTGATCGTTGCATTCTTACCAAACTTATTAGCAAGTCTTCTACCTTCAGCAAGCATGATCTCATCATTGCCTACTACTTCCATGGATACATCTGTGATGCCCATGTCTATTAGTTCTTGGTAAACATCCTCTGGATCTCTACCACTCTTTCGTATAAGGGTGGGGTTGGTTGTGACCCCATCAATTAAACCAGTTTCAAATGCAGAACGTATTACATTTACCTCTGCGGAATCAATAAAAATTTTCATTAGTTAGTCGTCATATACTAAACACTCTGGTTCATCAGGGTGCATGTCACAGAATAATTCTAGTGCGTTTGGATCGTGATGATCTCCTGCTTCTATCTCTTCTTTATGATGCTCTACGTACTCCTCTAGTTCATGGAGTTCCTCTTTGACATGTCTGCGAGCAGCAGGTGATGTTGTTGGATCTGAGAGGATGTCTTTGTCGTGTTGGATGTGTTCTTCTATACTTTTCATTATCGTACCTCCGTGATACAGAACTATTTATCCTTTACATCGTATTCTACCACAATTTTCTTGGATTGGCGACCCATAGAGTTTGCTGTGGTGATCCTCTGACAAGATCCACCTAACAATACAGCAAGTTCTTCTATGCGTTGTACGATACGGTCTTTACTCTCGCTCATTTTCAAAATACTCTGCTAGTGCACTATCTAGTGCGTCATCTGGTTGGGTCATGTTCTTTTCTATCTGTTCTCTCCTAGCATTTCGCAACCAAAAGGTTTGCATCTGTTGCCAATGAGTTGGATCATAAACATCTATCTCACCTCTGATCTCTTCCCTTGGTAGTTTTATTTCCTCATCCCAAGGAGGACAATAAGTTTCTTCCCCATCCAAACGAGGACTGCAAGCGTGTGCAGGTGGGTCTGTGACAGGTGCTGTACACCCAACCAGTATGATAGGTAGTAGTAGAAATTTAATCATCGTAAGTTAGTATAGCATAGATCACAAAGGATACTGCTACTACTAAGGTGAATACCATTATATTAACAGAATGGACAACAGTTGTCAATCCCTTTGTCTCCAATCGTCTGATCTATCTTGTCTAAACCAGTTCGCTATGTCGTCTGCTCCTTGAAATCCTTTCTTGTTTGACTTGGGATCTCCTATATCTAGGAACTTTAAACATGTACCGTCTGGATCCGTCGATAATCTTCTTGCTGAACTCAACATACCTCTTGCAGATGTATTCCTTTTAGATAATTTCTCTGCCCATATCATGTCTTCTAAATTTACTTCCTGACCTGATGCAATTGCTTTACAAATACCCTCTAACCGAAGGCGGTATGCTGTTGATAACATATTCTAATGTGTATTATTAAGAGCATTTATACACTTAAGATTGCCTTCATAATAAAATCTTTAGATAGGTGTGGACTCTCAAACATTTCTAATTGAATGTTATCTGCATCAACATAAACATCGTCTTTATCCTTACGACAATGATGCCAATAATATGTACCGTCTTCTCTCTCGTAGAAGTAACTGGTGTTGTGTGAATCAATAGTAAACAGAGCGATAGCGTGAGGATATTCTATCTTACGGTTCGGGTCTGGTTTACATGACTTACCCATGTCAGCGTACATAGGTCTAGCACCACTACCATGGGGAGTAGGTAAGTTTCTCCCATGGTCTCCAAATAAATCGTATCCTTTACTCATGCGTATGCTATGCTAGGTCCAAGGCAAATCCCTATAAAGATAAGCAAGATCCACCATGCTCTAATTAAATATCTTGGTTTAAACGTTTCCATTATTCCTCCTTTGTGCACTTATCAATAAAATGAGGATGCTCCTTTAGATAGGAGACATCCTCTTTACTGTGTTCGATTGCTGTGTATGCGTCCTCTGCGTATTCACAAATCTCTTTACGATGCATCTCTGCATCATGATAACTTACTGTGTAATGTGACATTACGATCTTTCGAGTGTCCTTAATATTTATAGCACAGGTAGTGAATTATACCTAGTTCAGTGTGGACTCACACACGTTACTCTTCTTCTTTTTTTGAGTTAGATTTGATGCCTTTTTCAGCAGCATAAAGTGCGAATGACTTAGTTGCTAAACCTTGCATTGTTTCTTTGATTGCTTGTGTGTCTGCATCAGAGCAGATCTGCTCTTCAAAACATCCTACCACTGCACCTGCAACGATAAGAAGTTCTGCTATGACAACTGCGAATACTAAACGGAATGCCCATATACCTCCGTTAAAACCTTTGACTGCTGCTTTCATAATAGTATTGCTCCAATAACAAATCCTTTAGCAAATGCAAGGCAAAGCATCTGATAATCAGACAGTCCAAACTTGTCCTGTATTTTCTTTGCCATTTTCTTGTCCCATTCTTTCACATGATACAAAGCATGTGTAACTGGGTTCATCTTTTCGTGATCTCCACAACTCATTAGAATTCCTCGATGTTAAATAGTCTTCGTTTCTCCCACGTCTGACCAGACGTAGAACCTTTACAAGGATTTATACAAGCATCATCTTTGATATCATTGCACAGTAGACCTGCAAGGTCATGTGGGCATCCTTCCTTACCTGTACCCCAATACAGTTGACCACCTAACCAACGTGATTGACACACTGGACATTCTTTAATCATGATATCTCCATATACATTGACCTGGACCTACCTTCTGAGAATATGCTGTCACCTTATCCTCTGGTCGGTTGTATGATCTCAACATTATATTACCTGCTACGATCAATCTGTCAACACCCTCCTCCTTTACTGGATCAACACCATGAAGTCTCCATGGTGGGAAGGCAAAGATGTCTCCACTCTCCTGATGTGTGTGGTATATCTTATTGTTATCATCATCTATGAAGTAGAAGCAACCTTGTTTAGTTGCGTCAATGATATGTGTAAAGGATATGATCTCATTGCTAGTGAAGTGTGCATGTAGTGGGTGACTATCAGTGTCTGAGTTATACATCTGACACCACAGACTGAAATCATACTGAGATCTCTTGAACATCCCCAAGTCTGACATCATATCCTTGATGACCTCAGAATAGTATGGAATTAATAAGTCAGAGAACTTATCTCCCGAATGGAAAGAGGAATAAAATCTGGTCTTGTCCAGATGATCTTCCTCTATTGCGTTCTTTATCCTATCCTTCAGATCAGAAGGCATTATATAATTTGAATTCCAAATCAACATAAAAATCTAAGGGGTAAAAAATTACCCGAATTTTTTTTCCGACTTCTTGGTAATCAGTCCCACGTTTTCGGATAGTGTGTTTCTATATTACACTTCTCTGGATCCCAACAGTCTGGGCAGTCCATCTCCTGTGCATAGTTCTTCAACTTATGAATAGTCTTGTCGTAATGAGATGCTAGAGTTGCATCATGTGAACGTACCAAGCTACCATAGTATTCACAGGCATGTATCATGCGTTGTATATCTCTTCCATGAAACTGCATTAGTATGTCCCCCACTCACCTTCGCCATCTTCAAAGACATCATAAGGACCATTGAGTTTCTTCTCAAGTTCTCTCTCATCTAGTACCTCATTGATAAGATCTTTGAGTTCTACCTTGAGTGCATCAGTTATTAAGTTAACCTGTGTGAATTGTGCAGGTGGTATCGCTGCACGTTGTTCTTCTAAACTTTTACCACTACCTTTACCTGTCCCATAGGACATTCCTTGTGTATCAATCTTCATATCCCATTCCAGAATGTGTCTGATGGTGTCTGTTGATTTTTAAGTACCACCCAGATGCCTATGTTACATAGGAACCAGAACAAATTGGTCACCCATGCTTGTCTCCAACAGTATCTTCTGTTGCTCTGTACGATGTACATGTTTCTATCGTTCATCGTTTGTTCAGTAGAGAGAGGTCTAAACTTCAACCACTGCTCTAGTACTAGTGAGATTATAAATCCAATCCCAAAAATATAGAACAGCATGTTTAAAAAACCTGCATTAAAAAGTAAGAAACTAATCATCGTGGTCGTCCCAAGGGTCGGTTAAGTTTTTGTTTGCAAAGAAACCTCGGTAGATACCAAAGGCTGCTAAGAGTACAGTGATAACTGCTATCGAAATAGCAAAAGTAAAGTTTGGATTGGCATTGTAGTGCGGTATGATTGCATTACATTTAGTCCATGTACCTGGTAATGTATACACAGGTGGGCAAGAGAGTAATAGATCTCTTATAGCTAACATTTCTGTTCCCATTATCTCCTTGGAATATAATTTGATGCTCTTTGTATAAGCGGAAGTAAATCTTCTTCTATCTTAGATCTTACATCATCAAGTACGTTCACGTCAAGTCCTAAGAATGGTGGGATAATACCCAAGACACGTAGTAGTCCATCAATAAAGAGTGCAAGCACAGTGAACCCTAGTATCATACTAATGACAGTTGCTTCTCTGTTATGCTTACGCATTGATTCTTCATCAATTCTTTTTGCTTCTTCTAGTGCATCAGCAATCAACTTATCAACTTGTTTTTTAGTATAAAACGGACTCATCTTCCCTCCCTTGATCTGTTTCTAATAACAATATGATTACCCTCGATCTTAAACTCTAGGTAGTCTCTATGATCCCATTGTAACTCATCATAGAGGTGGTTTAACTTGTTCATGTCATCCCACAGGTCAGTAGGAGTTGGTTCTCCCCAAAATGGATTGTCGTCTGGGTTCATTCTGAATAATGATTTGTACTATTTAATCTCATAAAAAAATGAGGGGAGCATTTCCCCTCATTATATCTTAATTTGGTAACAGTGTCAACCTATCCGATAGATGGTGCAACTAATGCTACGTCAGTAGTCTCAGCAGATGCTAAGTCTAATGGGAAGTTGTGTGCATTTCTCTCATGCATAACTTCCATACCTAGGTTTGCTCTGTTTAGAACGTCGCCCCATGTTGGAACGATCTTTCCGTTAGCATCAACAACTGATTGGTTAAAGTTGAAACCATTCAAGTTGAATGCCATTGTGCATATACCCATAGAGGTCAACCATACACAAGCAACAGGGAATACTGCTAGGAAGAAGTGTAAACTTCTTGAGTTGTTGAATGAAGCATACTGGAAGATTAATCTACCGAAGTAACCGTGTGCTGCTACTATGTTGTATGTTTCTTCTTCTTGTCCGAACTTATATCCATAGTTCTGACTTTCTTCTTCAGTTGTTTCTCTGATTAGAGATGAAGTAACTAAAGAACCGTGCATTGCACTGAATAATGCTCCACCAAACATACCTGCTACACCTGCCATGTGGAAGGGGTGCATAAGAATGTTGTGCTCTGCTTGGAATACAAACATAAAGTTGAATGTACCAGAGATACCTAAAGGCATACCATCAGAGAAAGATCCCTGACCAAATGGATACACAAGGAACACAGCGAATGCTGCTGAAACTGGAGCAGAATATGCTACGCAGATCCATGGTCTCATACCTAAACGATATGATAACTCCCATTGTCTTCCCATGTATGCTGAGATACCAATTAGGAAGTGGAAGATAACCAACTGATAAGGACCACCGTTGTACAACCACTCATCTAGAGTTGCTGCTTCCCATATAGGGTAGAAGTGTAATCCAATTGCGTTGGATGAAGGAACAACTGCACCAGAGATGATGTTGTTACCATACATTAAAGAACCTGCTACGGGTTCTCTGATCCCGTCGATATCGACAGGAGGTGCTGCTATGAAAGCAACGATAAAACATGTTGCTGCTGCGAGCAAGCATGGGATCATGAGTACACCAAACCAACCAACATATAGTCTGTTGTTAGTTGAAGTTACCCACTCACAGAACTCAGGCCAGCCTTGAAGTAGACCGCCTTGCCTTTTTGAGATTGTTGTCATGAGGACATTTGAATAGTAGGGCTCAAAGGGTAGAGCGAAACTATATTTCCACTAATCCCTTCACTAGTGGATATGAGAGACGTAATTTATACTCCCATAGGTCTCGGTTAAACGGGAGTCTGTGTCGAAAACCGAACACATTACCTATTATATAGGCAATTGTTAAGTTTTGTCAAGCTGGTGGACAGTTTTAAAATTGACATTCCAACTGATGCTGATGCGTTTACTGTCTGTGCGATTGGTACTGACACCATGCGTTAACCAACCAGGAAATAATACCATGAGACCCACTCTAGGTGGGATGTTGAACCTTTCGTTCAATTGTATCCATGCAGGTGTGCAACCTGCCTGTGCTACTGGACTTTCAAAGTAGAGACTACCATCATCTCCACTCGTCTGATAATAATATACTCCAGATATATCTGCAGTGGAGTGGTGATGTGCATGAGCATAACTTCCTTTACGAAACTCATTGATCCATGACTTCCTATTGTATACCAATCTGTCTGGATCATACATGTCTGTGGCAGGAAACCCAGTCTGTTGACAGTATCTTTCCACTGCACCATTGAGTGCTGTAATAAAAGAGATACATCCTTTCTCTTTCAACCAGTCACCATCAAACTCACCAGTACATATGTTATGTCCTAGTTGTTCAGAGAATTTATGTGAACCTGGTTCATTAAATTTTGTTGTTGTTATCCCTAAACTTATTTCATCCTGTATCAAATCAATATTAGAACGTGGTTCAAACTGTTCGATATAAATTGGAGTTTGGAATAGGGGTTGTATTGCAAACTGACCCATTAATAACTTGCTTCAATCAAATCGTCCTCTTCCTCATAGACAACGCTATAAGTGAGGTCATCTTTAAAATAGGATTTATATATCCTTCCCCATATTACATCAAACTCGTCATCATTCAAGTCCTTGAATAAACATTTGTCTTTCAAATAGATGTGATATGTCTGGTTCATTGTTTTTGTAACCTCTCTACTACAGTTTCTTTTGCCATGGGTGCTACGTCATTAAGACCATTAGCATCAAACCATGGTGCTTCTTCCCAATCAAATCCTTCACCGAATGTATTATCAGGTGACATGACATACCAATGACACTTAGCGTCAGGTAT